TTTCTCCTTATAAATATGTTGTTGATAATATTGCATTACTATATCTCTTAATGGTAAGCTATTCAATACTATGGATAACGATACTTTTAAATTTACAGATAGGGAATTTTTAGACATTATTAATAGGATACTAAAGAGTGACACTCCTATAGGTGATGAATTCATCCCAATTACTGATATGGGCGATAGTTTTAATGTACGAGATTTAGATAGCTTAAGTACTATGATGTTTTTTATATGGGTATGTGAATTTTTTGGGATAGAAGAAAAGACGTTTCAACAACTTTCTGATCAACCAAATTTTAGCATCCAAACATTAAAAGATTTTGTAACTAAAGAAGCTACCCGTACATTCTCTTACGATCAGGCTAAAGAGTATAGTAAGCATTGTTTTGATAAAAAAGATAGAGACTAATGCTCTTAACCCACACTAATTCAATATATTCTGAAGATTTAACACTATTAGAAGATATTCCGTATCCTCAATATGTTCATCAAATTGGTGATGGGGGAGGCTTAGTTGTTAAGAAGGGCATTAAACTAGTTACAGGAGAACTAGTTAACTATGTACTTAATGGGTATTGCGGAGCAGCGTCAGGGACTGCTGCATTTATTAAACAATTACTGCAAGCTAAGCCTACTTTAAAAGTAGGATTAATTGTAGCTTCTGGCAGTGCTTCTTGGACAGGCTATACTTCCGTTGTCCCTAAAACAGATAATTATCCTGCTTATAAAGTAGTTCCTATGGCAGTTACTCAGGTATACGCAGGGTATTTAGCTAGTCAGTTAGGGGAATTTGATTATATATCGACAGATAGTGTTAGTTGTATTAGCGGGCATTCTGCCTGGTATACTGCGTATAATATGCTAAACTTAAAAAGACTAGATGCCGTTGTAGTTGCAGCTGTTGATAATGGCATTTCAGAAGAATATTTACATGTATTTGGAGAACACAAATTAAGTAAATTAGTGGATGAGGAGGGTAATCCAGATATTATAAAGTTTCATTTAGGTCAAGGGTGTAATATATCAGTATTTGAAAATGAAAAATGCAATAAACAGACAAATAACAATGCTTTAGCTAAAATTGAGGATGTGTATATAGCTGCAGAATACCATGCATCTCCACTAGGTATCTCCTGTACAGGCGCAGGTTACGAAAAAGTTATAGATCGAGTTAATACAGATAATATTGATTTTATTAAAACACATAGTACATTTTCTGAAGATAACAAAATTGAAGATGTTTTAATTAAACAAAAATTTAACGATATTAAAACTATTAATTATAAATTACGCATTGGCCATACTATGGGGGTATCTACTGCTATTGAAACAGCAATTGCCATACAAGAAGAATCTGGTAGATTTTTAAGTTTAGGAGCAGGGATGGGAAATGTATACTCATCTGTAGTGGGAGAAATCTTATGATCTTTACGCATGTTAGCTTAGTACAAGAAGGAGAAGCAGCTTTATTTTATAGATTTGATAGAAAATTAAATGGCTATATGATAGCAGGCGTTATAATTTCAGATACTATGGAAGCAAAGTTAGAGTTTGTTAAAGTATGGAAATACTTTGTATCTGAAATAGTACAGAAAGATGATATATATGCATCTATCCCACTAAATACCACTAATTCTATGTTTACTAATTATACTAGTTATTATGATACTATAGAAGGTCGTAAGCTATATAAGGTTGATAACTATCTAAAAAAGCAATATAGTAGTTATGAGAAACATTTAGAAAGAGCCGGGAGTAAGGAATGAGTGATACAAACATAGATGATGTTATAGATCACGTAGAAACTGATGCATCTACTTTAGTAGATTGGAAGAATCCCCCTAGTCTTTCAGAACTTAAGGCAGATTTTGAATCTGCTCAAGTGGCCCATGATGTTCATGTACAAGAAGTAGATAATTGGCTTAAAGTTCTTAACGGTGATCAAGCTATTAATAATAAAAAAGGGCGCTCTAAATTAGTTCCTAAGTTAGCTAGAAGACAAGCTGAATGGAGATACGCCGCATTATCAGAACCTTTCCTATCTACTGACGACTTATTTAATACATCTCCACAGACATTTGAAGATAAAGAATTTGCTATACAAAACGGTATGCTGCTTAATTATCAACTTAACTGTCGTATGGATAAAGTTAAGTTTATAGATGAGTATATTAGAACAGCTGTAGACGAAGGTACTGCAATAGTACGAATTGGTTGGGAATTTGAAGAAGATAAGCGTAAGGTTTGGGAAGATATTATGGAGGCACAGCCAGTAATTGATCCTCAAACAGGTCAACCTGTTGTAGACCCTAATACTGGTCAGCCTGCAATGCAAGAAGTAAAGGTTGGCCAAAAATCAAAAATTAAAACAGTTACTGTTAAAAATCAGCCAGTATTAACAGTCTGTGATTATAACAATATAATATTAGATCCTACTTGTGAAGGGGATATAGAGAAAGCTAATTTTGCTGTATATAGCTTTGAGACATCTCTATCTGAACTTAAAAAAGATGGGCGTTATGAAAATCTAGATGATATTAACTTTGAAAGTGCTTCTGTATTAGCAGAACCAGATCATGCCGTTAATTCAGATGATACTTCTTTTACGTTTAAAGATAAGGCACGTAAGAAAGTAATTGCCAGGGAATACTGGGGATATTGGGATATAGACGATACTGGGGAAGTTAAACCTTTTGTAGCAACATGGGTTGGTAGTACTTTCATTAGAATGGAAGAGAATCCCTACCCAGATAAAAAAATTCCTTTTGTTCTCGTTCAATATTTACCTCGCCGCAAGAATATCTATGGAGAACCAGACGCATCCCTTATAGAAGATAACCAAAAAATAGTAGGAGCTGTTACTAGAGGTATTATCGATATTATCGGGCGTAGTGCTAATGGACAGCAAGGTGTTAGAAAAGATGCGTTAGATGTTACTAACGCACGTAAGTTCGAGCGCGGGGATGATTATAAATTCAATTCTAATGTTGATCCACGACAGGCATTCCATATGGAGGTATACCCGGAAATTCCTAGATCAGCTTTAGAAGTATTAAATATGCAGAATAACGATGCGGAAGCGCTAACTGGAGTTAAAGCGTTTACCCAGGGCATCTCTGGACAAGCGTTAGGAACTACGGCTACTGGTATTAGATCAGCTTTGGATGCTACGTCTAAAAGAGAGCTAGGTATTTTACGCCGATTATCTAATGGCTTAAACCAAATAGGTCGTAAGATTATTTCTATGAATGCGGAATTTTTAGATGACGAAGAAATTATTAGAATTACTAATGAAGAATTTGTAGCCATTAATAGAAATGATTTAGGAGGTAAGTATGACATTAAGCTTAATATTTCTACTGCGGAAGCTGATGAGCAGAAAGGTAGTGAGTTAGCTTTTATGTTACAAACTATGGGCAATACTATGCCTCCTGAGATGAGCCAAATGATATTGGCTGATATAGCTAAGCTCCGTAAGATGCCTGACTTAGCTAAGCGTATTGAAGAGTACCAACCTCAACCTGACCCAATGGCCCAACAAAAAATGCAGCTTGAAATGGCATTGCTACAAGCACAAGTAGCTAATGAAACTGCTAAAGGCCGTGAAAACGAGGTTGATGTTCAACTTAAAACTGCGAAAACTCAAACAGAGCAAGCTAAAGCAAGAGGCATGCATAGTGCTTCTGATATTAGTGATCTTGATTTTGTTGAGAAAGAATCCGGAGTCGGAGCCGCACAAAAACAAGCGGAATCTGATCGTAAACATGCGCAGACCATGGAAGCCAAAGAGCACGACAGATTATCTAAACTAGACCAAGACGCTCTAAAATCTCTAACTAAATAAGGATTTTTTATGAACGACTTAGAACAAGTAGAAATTCAAATTGAGATGGCAACCAGAATAAGAAAGCTGCGGGATAATTGCGTTAAATTAGTGGAAAACCCGCTATGGAAGGATGTTATTGATGAGGGATATTTTAAAGAGGAAGCTGCTAGACTAGTTATGGCAAAAAGTTCGAATATGAATGCTGAGCAAAAGCAGCTCATTGATAACATGATCTATGGAGTAGGAGCTTTAGCTAACTGGCTAGAGTCTGTTATTCGCAGAGGATCTGAAATGGATCAAGCAATTGGAGAGCATGAAGAAACTCGTGAAGACCTTTTAAAGGAAGAGGTATCTAAATGACTCAAACTTCTTTAGAACTATCTGATAAAGAATTTTTAGAAAAGGACCCAGCTGAGTTCTTATCTGACGAAGTTACTGAAGAACCCACTGATGAACAGAAATTAGATATAGAAGAATCTACAATTAAAGAAGAACCAGAAGTAGCTTCCTCAACAGAGGAAGTTAGTGATGCACAAGAGCAAACTGATGTTGAAACTAGCCAAGATGAAGTAAGCCAACCAGAAGGGGATACCCAGACGGAGCATGAAAAATCTACTGATAGTGATGCTACAGAATCTCTTGATACTAGTACTGATGACTCAACTGACACAAAGGAGGATACTCCGGAAACTACCGAGTTTGATTACGAAAGTGCATATAAAAAGGTATCTGAACCTTTCAAAGCCAATGGTGTAGATATAAAGGTTTCTGACCCAGAAGATATTGTGCGCCTTATGCAAATGGGCGCTAATTATCAAAAAAAGATGTCGCAGTTAAAGCCACATCTAAAGATAATTAAAATGTTAGAGAATAATGATCTGTTAAAACCAGATCAGTTAAATAATCTAATAGATATCTATAAGAAAGACCCTAAAGCTATAACTAAGCTTGTTAAAGAAAGCACTTTAGATCCTTTAGATATTGACAAGGATGCTCCGACAGACTATGAACCTACGGATTATTCGGTAACTGATAAAGAAATCGAATTAGATCAGGTTCTCGAAGATATCAAAGATACTGATACTTTTAATAGAACTATTAACGTTCTAACCAAAGATTGGGATGCTCAAAGTAAACAACTAATTTCTGAGCAACCTGAAATTATTAGAGCTGTTAATACTCACATGAGTAATGGAGTTTTTGATAAAGTTAATGCAATACTACAACGGGATAAAACTTTAGGAAAAACAGAAGGTTTACCTGATGTAGAAGCGTATAAACAAATCGCTGATTATTTATATAAAAATGGCGGTCTTCGAACAGAAAATAGTCCTGAGGATACATCTCAAGTATCAAGTAAGATGGAAGA